TGGCCATGCCGCCGGTCAAATATTACCTGACGGTCACCCAGAAGAGTGGCATCGAGTTCGATGCGGCTGAAGTCTTCCATGAGACATGGGATTGGCTCAAGACCATGCGCTGCGAGCATTTAGTTAGCAGCCAGATCATCCACCAGTATGCGGTGGCAGCGGCCAGATGGATCCAGTGCGAAATGGCCGTCAGCGAGTACGGCTTCTTGGCAAAGCACCCGACCACAGGATCTGCTATCGCCTCTCCGTACGTGGCGATGAGCCGCGAGTACATGAAGCAGTCCAACCAGATCTGGTACCAGATCTTCCAGATTGTGAAGGAGAACAATGCCACCTCGTACCAGGGGGCGAACCCGCAGGACGACCTGATGGAACGCCTGCTCAGCGCGCCCCGGCCCCGCTAGATAATCAAACGGAATTCAAACAACCGAAGGAATTCAAACATGAAACACTACCTCACTTCCGAGAGTGTCTGCTGCGGACATCCGGACAAGCTGTGCGACCATATCGCCGACTCAATTTTGGATGCATGCCTTTCCATCGATGAGTACTCGCGCGTGGCGTGCGAGGTCATGGCCACCAAGGGCCGCATCATCGTCGCCGGAGAGATCACCAGCAGGGGCACGATCAACGTGCGAAAGACGGTGCGATCCGCACTTGCCCAGTGCGGCTACGACCCGAAGGACTATGCGATCAGCGTGTACCTCCACACCCAGAGTTCCGATATCGCCAGCGGCGTGGACCGGGCCCTCGAGGTCAGGGATGCCGGGGGAGAGGCGGATGAGCTGGGAGCCGGGGACCAAGGCACGGTGTACGGCTACGCAACCAACGAGACACGCACCGGCATCCCGTTGCCGCTCGAGCTGGCGCATCGCATCTGCATGGGCCTGGACGAGTGTCGAATGAGTGCAACCATACTCGGCATCCATAGCGACGGCAAGGCTCAGGTCTCCGTCGAATATGCAGACGGCAAGCCCAAGCGGGTGGCCGCGATCATCGTCTCGGTGCAGCATGAGCCGGACAAGAATGTGGAATGGCTCAAGGGTGAGATCCTCAGGAAGGTGCTCTACCCTGCCTTCGAAGATTTCCCGTTCGACTCCCATACCCGCATCCTCATCAATCCCTCCGGCCGTTTCGTCGAGGGCGGACCTGCCGCGGACACCGGCCTCACCGGGCGCAAGATCATGGTGGACACCTACGGAGGTCTTGCCCTGCATGGAGGGGGAGCTTTCAGCGGCAAGGATGCGACCAAGGTCGACCGCAGCGGAGCCTACATGGCACGCATGATTGCCAAGAACATCGTGGCCACCGAATTGGCTGAACGCTGTGAAGTGGCCATCTCGTATGCCATCGGCAAGGCCGAGCCGGTAGCAGTAAATGTACACACCTTTGCTACCGGCAAGGTGGATGATGAGCAGCTTGCCGAGGCAGTCCGCCGGGTGTTCAGCCTTAAGCCGAGCGACATCATCGATCAGCTGGGGCTACGCAGTCCCATATACAACCTTACCTCCTGCTACGGCCATTTCGGCAACTCCCTCTTTGCATGGGAACAGGTGAGTGAGCGGTATACCCAAGCCCTCATTCACGAACTGGAACAACACGATTGAAAGGAAACACACCATGAGAATCCAGAAGATGAACCTGTCGGATCTGAATCCGGCCGCATACAATCCGCGCAAAGCCCTCAAACAAGGGGATCCCGAGTATGAGAAGCTGAAGCGATCGCTTGAGCAATTCGGCTATGTCGAGCTCATCGTGGTCAACGTGGCCAACGGCAACACCGTCATATCCGGCCACCAGCGGCTGAATGTGCTCAAGGACATGGGAGTGACCGAAGAGGACTGCATCCTGGTCGAGCTGGATACCGACAAGGAGAAAGCCCTCAACATCGCCATGAACAAGATCAATGGCGAATGGGACAAGGACAAGCTGGCCTTGCTCATCACCGAGCTCCAGGGGCAAGACTTCGATGTCTCGCTCACCGGCTTCGATCCGGCTGAGATCGACGACCTGTTCAAGGATGCTCTTGCCGACGGGGTACATGACGATGACTTCGATGTGAATGCCGAGCTCGAGAAGCCCGCGGTCACCAAAGCCGGGGACCTATGGAAACTGGGTAAACACCGCCTGGTATGCGGTGACAGCACCAAGGCCGAGACATTCGAGCTGCTCATGGCGGGTGCCAAGGCGAACCTGGTGGTCACCGACCCACCCTACAACGTCAACTACGAGGGCTCGGCCGGCAAGATCAAGAACGACAATATGGCAAACGAGGCCTTCGCCCAGTTCCTGCTCGATGCCTTCACGAACACCGCGACACATATGGCCGACGATGCCTCCATCTACGTGTTCCATGCCGACACCGAGGGGCTGAACTTCCGCAAGGCCTTCAGCGAGGCGGGCTTCTACCTGTCGGGTACCTGCATCTGGAAGAAGCAGTCGCTGGTGCTCGGACGTTCGCCCTACCAATGGCAGCATGAGCCGGTGCTCTTCGGATGGAAGAAGAAGGGAAAGCATCTATGGTACACCGGACGCAAGGAATCGACCATCTGGGAATTCGACAAGCCCAAGAGGAACGGCGAGCATCCCACGATGAAGCCGGTTGCCCTGATCGCCTATCCGATCATGAACTCGTCGATGAGCAACACGCTGGTGCTCGACCCGTTCGGCGGCAGCGGCAGCACGCTGGTCGCCTGCGAGCAGACCGAGCGAAGCTGCGCCACCATCGAGCTGGATGAGAAGTACTGCGACGTCATCGTCAAGCGCTACATCGAGCTTGTCGGAACCTCGGCGGGAGTCACCGTGCAGCGCGACGGATTGGACTACACCTACGATGAAGTTGTTTCCCGGGAGGCCTCGGATGGATGAGCTCACCCTGATCACTACGCTCGCGGTATGCCTGTTCGGCTCGGGCGGCATCGTGCTGTGGCTGCTGAACCGACTGGCAAAGCGAAGTGATGACCGCCAGTGCTATGCGAAGGACCTCAGGGAGATCAAGGCCACCATCACCAAGATCCAGATGGGCTTGGTCATGGCACTGGAGAACGACAAGGTCATCTTCAAGTCGCTGAGGACCCACGAGATCAACGGGGAAAGCGAGGAGCAGGAGAAGAAAATGGACGATTACTTTCTGTCGCTGCTTGGCAGCAAGGGGGAGCACCCATGACCCTCGGAGCCATATTGCTCGCATTCGCTGCGTTCCTAGGGCTGGTGATGGAACTGTACAAGAAGAGCCTCAGGCGCGACAAGGCAAGCGAGAACGAAATCAAGCTGGTCGCCCTCGCCTGCTCGGCAGCCCTCGCGTACGTGACCTATCGGGTCGTGCCGGCATCCACGCCGGCCGGGGATCTGAACAACACGCCCTACCTGGTGGTCCTGTACGCCGTGGCGATCTACCTGCTGCAGCTTCCGGCGTGCATGGCATTCTGGAAACCGCTGCTCAAACGGTTCATGGAGAAAAAAGCCGATGAATGACATCCTGCAGCTGCTGCTACTCATCATCCTGGGACTGTTGGGAATCTCCGGATTCCAAGCGCGCAAGGTCAAGGATCTGAAAATGGATGTCCAGAACGAGCGGGATACGGTGAAGAAACGAGAACAGCAATTGGAGAAGATCGATGAAGTGCACCAGAAAATCACCGCCATCACCCAAGAAGCACCGCCTGAAAAGATCGAACCTCCTGAAAGCGGTGATTCTACCGGCCGTCTTGATCGTCTCAACCGGCTGCACGAGCGTGCCAATGGCCGAGGCCCCTGATCCGTATCGCCGGGTCCTGGTCTCGATGGTTCCCGAGGCTCCGGATATCCCGGCCTTCCCTAAGCTGAGTTGGTCATATGGAAATGGTCTGTACTGTATCTCCGAAGAAGATGCGGATGCGCTGCTGGACTATGGGGAGAACGCGCTGGTTCTGTTCGCCCACCGTTATGGGCAGTACCAGCGCCAGATGCGCCTCATCCTGGACGCGTTGGCAGGACCCTGAACCAAAAGGCTTGCTATTACTGCAAAGTTGAGCGATCAATGCACACTGACACGGAGGATGCACATGGATGAGATGAATCGCAAGCGGGTGGAGGTCCTCAGGAAACAATACCCGTCAGGGTGCACGGTCGCGCTGGTGCACATGGACGACGAGTTCGCACCACCGGCGGGCACCAAGGGGACGGTGATCCACGTGGATGACATCGGCGGCATCCACATCGCATGGGAAACCGGTTCGACCTTGGGGGTGGTCCCGGGAGTCGACATGGTAAGAAAGCTAGGTGAGGAAATTCCCGGCAAGATCTCATGATGGAGTCGATGGATGGATGAACAGTGAAGCAATACTACTTCGCGAGGATTCCCTCGCAGAACTTCTCAAGCCGATGCCGATGGGCAGGATAGATATCCTTGGTGATTTTCACGAAGCCGATCTCCCCTCCGACGGAGGCAGCCGGAAGCAGCTCCCGCATGGTTGAGAAGCACCTCTCGAACGAGCCTCCGCTGTTGGTGGCGACCAAAAAGACCCGCTTGCCATGGAACGAATGGCTGCTAATGAATGACCGTACGGGCGAACTGACATCCCCCGCCCACACCGGCGTCGCGATGACCAGGGTGTCATACGCATCCGGGTCCAGGCCCGTATCCATCAAGGCAGGTTTTTCCCGGAAGACCGAGCTCTTGCCTGCCCAGAAGTATTTGAGGAAAGTGTTCGTGATCGAAAATTCCTTCACCAGATGCAAGCGTATGGCAGGGCACTCCAATCGCTCGCTGATCCTCATGGCGACAAGGTCGGTATGTCCGTCCAGTGAATAGTAGACCACAGCAGTCTTGTCCATGTGCGTGCTCCTGATGTTCCATATTACCACGTCAGCCATAGGTCTTGAGAAAATAATGAGAGGAATATCATCGTAAGACACGGATGGCGCGAGAGGTCTCCTCAGTTGACTCTGTGAGACCCTCAGCACGGAAAAATTGTGTATCTTATTTTCATATATACACTTGCTATATATCCCTCTTTGAGTGATTACTACAGTACGAAGAAAAACACACCAAAGAGAGGTAGACGGCATGGACAAGGCGATACGGTTCGGAATCGAGATCGAGATGACGGGCATCACCCGCAAGGACGCGGCCTTGGCCGCCCAGACGGTCCTCGGCGGAGAGCTGCGCTACGGCGGCTCCTACTACGACACCTACGAGCTTGCCACACCCGACGGCAGGACCTGGAAGTTCACCTACGATGGCAGCATCCGATGCGAAACCAAGACGCGAGGGATAAAACAGAGTGCATCACGACTGTACAGCGTCGAGCTGGTCAGCCCGATCCTCAGCTACGAGGCCGACATCGAGAACCTGCAGGAGGTCGTCAGGGCGCTGCGCAAGGCCGGTGCCTTCGCCAACAACTCCTGCGGCATCCACATCCACCTTGATGGGGCGGCGCACACACCACGCTCGATCAGAAACTTCGTAAACATCATCTACGCCCGAAACGACCTGTTCTACAAGGCCCTTGGCATTGAAGCCCAGCGGGCACGGTACTGCAAGAAGATGGACGAGCACCTGGTGGCGGCCATGAACCGCGCCAAGCCGACCACCTTCGCAGAGATCGAGAGCATCTGGTACGCGGGCTACCAAGGCAGCCGCGAAGCCCATTACCATCAGAGCAGGTATCATTTTTGCAACCTTCATGCGTTTTTCCACGGCCACAGAACCGTGGAACTGCGCGGTTTCAACAGCACGCTCCACGCCGGGGAGGTCAGGAGCTACATCGCCTTCGCCCTCGCGCTGAACACGCAGGCGCTCACGCAAAGATCGGCGAGCACCAAGAAGCCCCAGGCCGAGAACGAGAAGTTCGCGATGCGCACTTACCTGAACCGCATCGGCTTCATCGGCGACGAATTCAAGGCCTGCCGCGAGCATCTGTGCAAGCGGCTCTCGGGATGTGCCGCCTGGCGCCGGAGAGCAGCCGCCTGAAGGGGCGACCCTTGGCGACCTTGAGGGCGGGGCGACCGCCCTCGGGGTGGTAGAAGACCAAATGAAGGAGCAAAGCGATCATGAAGAACGTCTATCTGGCCTACGGAAGCAACCTGAACCTCGAGCAGATGGGATACCGATGCCCTGATGCCGTAGTCATCGGAACAACAGTACTGCACGATTACCTGTTGTTGTTTCGAGGCGGCCGCCATAACGGTGTGGCCACCATCGAGATGAAACGGGGTTCTAGCGTCCCTGTGTTGTTGTGGCAGATCACCGAGAAATGTGAGAAGGCACTGGACCGGTATGAGGGATATCCGCACCTGTACCGCAAGGAGCAGCTGACCGTGGACCTTGACGGACAGGAGGTGCGCTCGATGGCCTACGTCATGAACGAAGGCCCTCCTCCGGCGATGCCGGGTGCGTATTACTACGCGACCATCCTGCACGGCTACCGCGACTGCGGCTTCGACGAGGCGATCCTCAAGGAGGCGGTGATGCGTACGACGGAGAGCGTTCAATAGTTGAACGTTCCTAATTTCCACGGAAAACCCTATCGAAGACCCTCCGGGGTCTTCTTTTCGTTACGAACAGGAATGCCATGAAACCGATGAAGACCTACAAGCCCACGCCGTTCATGGCCAAGGACTCGACCTACGACAAGGACAAGGCCGACCGCGCGGTGCAGTTCATCCAGAGCCTCAGGCACACCAAGGGGGTGTGGGCGGGAAAGCCCTTCCTGCTGCTGCCGTGGCAGGAGCGGATCATCCGCGACCTGTTCGGCATCGTGAAGGCGGACGGGTACCGGCAGTTCAACACCGCCTACATCGAGATCCCCAAGAAGAACGGCAAGAGCGAGCTCGCCGCCGCGGTGGCCCTGCTGCTGACTTGCGCCGACTTCGAGGAGCGAGCGGAGGTCTACGGGTGCGCGGCCGACCGCCAGCAAGCCTCGATCGTGTTCGAGGTGGCAGCCGACATGGTGCGCATGTGCCCCTCGCTGAACCGTCGCGTGAAGATCCTCGCGGCGACCAAGCGCATCGTGTACCAGCCGACCAACAGCTTCTACCAGGTGCTGAGCGCCGAGGCCTACTCCAAGCACGGGTTCAACATCCATGGGGTGGTCTTCGACGAGCTGCACACCCAGCCGAACAGGAAGCTCTTCGACGTGATGACCAAGGGCTCGGGTGACGCACGCTCCCAGCCGCTGTTCTTCCTCATCACCACCGCGGGCACCGACCAGCACTCCATCTGCTACGAGCAGCACCAGAAGGCACGCGACATCATCGAGGGTCGCAAACACGATGCGACCTTCTACCCGGTGATCTACGGCGCCGAGGAGAACGACGACTGGACCGATGCGAAGACGTGGAAGAAGGCGAATCCGTCGCTGGGACACACCATCGCCCTCGAGAAGGTGAAGGCGGCCTGCGACAGCGCAAGGCAGAACCCGGGCGAGGAGAACGTGTTCAGGCAGCTTCGGCTCAACCAGTGGGTCAAGCAGGCGGTGCGCTGGATGCCGATGGAGAAGTGGGACCTGTGCGACTTCCCGGTGGACGGGACGGCATTGGAAGGCAGGGTCTGCTACGGAGGGCTCGACCTCTCGAGCACCACCGACATCACCGCGTTCGTGCTGGTGTTCCCTCCCAGGGATGAGAATGAGAAGTTCATGATCCTCCCCTGGTTCTGGATCCCCGAGGACAGCCTCGCCTTGCGCGTGAGGCGCGACCATGTGCCCTACGACGTATGGGAACGAACGGGGCACATCCGGACCACCGAGGGCAACGTGGTCCACTACGGCTTCATCGAGTCCTTCATCGACGAGCTGGGCAAGAGGTACAACATCCGAGAGATCGCGTTCGACCGTTGGGGAGCGGTGCAGATGGTGCAGAACCTCGAGGGCATGGGCTTCACCGTGGTCCCCTTCGGCCAGGGGTTCAAGGACATGAGCCCGCCGACCAAGGAGCTGATGAAGCTCGTCCTAGGCAGGGGCATCGCACACGGGGGCCACCCCACCCTTCGGTGGATGATGGACAACATCTTCATCCGCACCGACCCGGCGGGGAACATCAAGCCCGACAAGCAGAAGTCGACCGAGAAGATAGACGGCGCGGTGGCCACGATCATGGCACTGGACCGGGCGATCAGGTGCGGCAACGAAGTGCGCGAGTCGGTCTACGAGCAGAGGGGCATCCTCTTCATCTAGGAATCAGGAGACATACACATGGGACTCATATCCAAGCTGGTCACGAGGACTCGCGACAAGCCGCAGAACAGGACCGTCGGGTCCTCCTACAGCTTCATCTTCGGAGGCTCTACCAGTGGCAAGGCGGTGAATGAACGATCGTCGATGCAGATGACGGCGGTGTATGCCTGCGTGCGCATCCTTGCCGAAGCGATCGCCGGCCTGCCGTTGCACCTGTACCGGCATGGCGACGATTCAAGCAAACACAAGGCAAAGGAGCACCCGCTGTACACCCTGCTGCACAGCGAACCCAACGCGGAGATGACCAGCTTTGTGTTCCGCGAAACACTGATGACCCACCTGCTGCTCTGGGGCAACGCGTATGCGCAGATCATCCGAAACGGCAAGGGCCAGGTCGCCGCGCTGTATCCGCTGATGCCCAACCGCATGCAGGTCGACCGCGACAAGAACGGGAGACTCTACTACCAATACACCACCAGCGCCGAGGACGCTCCCACCATGCAGGGAAACTCAGTGGTACTCGACGCCTCAGAGGTGCTGCACATACCGGGACTCGGCTTCGATGGATTGGTGGGCTACTCGCCGATTGCCATGGCAAAGAATGCCATCGGCATGGCGATCGCCTGCGAGGAGTACGGGGCTAAGTTCTTCGCCAACGGAGCCGCCCCAAGCGGGGTGCTGGAGCATCCGGGAACGGTGAAGGACCCTACACGCCTGCGCGATACCTGGCAGGGTCAGTTCGGTGGCTCATCCAACTCGCACAAGGTCGCGGTGCTCGAAGAGGGAATGAAATACACGCCGATTTCGATCTCGCCCGAGCAGGCGCAGTTTTTGCAGACACGCAAGTTCCAGATCAACGAGATCGCACGCATCTTCCGCGTCCCCCCTCACATGGTGGGGGACCTGGAGAAGTCCTCGTTCAGCAACATCG